ACAATAATAATTGAAAAGAGAAAGATAAAGAAAACCGATAGGAGATTTAACAATGAAAGCAAATCAAATTTTAGAATTATCAAAAAACGAAAAAATCGACATCTACAATTATTATGACGAAGGTAAAGGCATTAATGTGTCTACCTTCAACACAATTGATGCAATTAATGATTTGGCATCTCTAAAAGTTAAATATTCAGAAAGAGACCAAGACGCTTATCTTGATGAAGAAGTTGAAGCAATCTATGAAGACTTTGATTACTTGAACAAAGCAATTGATATCGACGAAGATAGCAAGTACAGCGACGTGGTTAAGCAAACTGTAGACGCAATTGACTACTTCAAGAACTTCGAAGATCCAGTAGTCGTTGACTACAACAAAGCATCATTTGAATTAGACATCAACAGCTACTTCGAGCTAACTGATTTCACCAGTTTTGAACAACTTGCAGATGGAGACTCAAAGTTAGTTTCAGCAATTCATAGATTACAAAGTGACATTGAAGACGCTGAATAATTAATAAATATTTTTGTAAAATATAAAATTTCACAAACTGAAAAAGGCACTAAAATTAGTGCCTTTTTATTTTTTCACAAACTTTTTTTGAAATTCTGCACAATTTTTGCACAATTTTAGGAGGGCACAAGGGCGTAAACCATTGATATATAAGCATTCTTAGATGTAACTTCGTATAATCAATATTATAATTTGATTAAAATTTGAGGTGTTGTGAGGCTCGGAAAGCCTGATATAATAGCATTTTTAAAAATGGGAGATGATAGGAAATTTTAAAAACTGCACAATTTTTGCACAATTTTCGTGAAAAAGTTTTTTGGAAAAAACAAAAATAATTTTCCGACTTTGTGAAAAAATAAAGCCCCAAAATAGAGCTTCATTTTTTCAAAGATTTTGCAAAACATTTTTGATTTTATTTTCCTCTTGCTTCTTTTTCTCTTCAAGAAGATAAGCATATATTTCAGTTGTAGTTGAAACATTCTTATGACCAAGTCTTTGGCTGATTGTTAGAATATCGACTCCAGCATTTAAAAGCAATGCAACATGAGTGTGACGCAATGAATGGAAGTGGAAGCCGTGACGTTTAATACCACATTCTTTCATTAAACGTTTTAGAGCAAAGTTTAACGATGATGGGTCTGGAACTATACCATTTGGTTGCTGGAAGATGAGTTTTTTCTTGTTGACTTTCAAATCTTGAAGCAAGTTGTATAGATCTTTCGTAATTGAAACGGTCCTCACTGAGCTTTCGGTTTTAGGCTTGGATACAATACCATCACGATTTCGCTGCTTGGTAATAGTAATGGATGTCGGGGTCAAATCATCCCAAGTTAATGCAGCAAGTTCTGATAATCTAGCTCCAGTTTCGATTGCTGTTAATATGAAGTAGGGGGCTACTCTAGTGGTGTTAAGATTGTCTTTAATATGACTAACAAGTGTCTTTACATCAGCAAGGCTTAGATAGTCAATTTTGCGCTTATCCTGAGCTTTTTCTGGAATTTGAACAAAAGAGGTAACATCTCGAACAACCAATCCATCAGCTAAGGCTAACTTCATGATTTGGCTAAATACTACAGCAGTTTGATTAACAGTAGACTTAGAGTATTTGATTGACAGCTGATTAAGCAAGGATTGAAACATTGATCTAGTAATCTGCTTGATAGGGATGTTAGGGAAATTAGATTCAATACGTTTGAGTGCCACTTTATAAGCAGTTAAAGTAGCAGGTCGTACACGATTTTCGACATTATATTTAATAAAATCTTCTGCATAGTCGAAAAAGGGAGGATTAGCTAGTACACTTTCCCCTTGAGCCTGCCGACTTTCAAATTCTCCAAGGGCAATTTGTGCTTGACGCTTGGTATTAAATCCACTTTGAAATTTTGATTTCCTAGTTAAAACTGTTTTTCCAGTCACTGGATCAATTGAATGTTCAAACCAAAAAGCTCTAAATGCCCAATTACCATTTTCATTTTTTATAATTTGTGACATAATAATATTGTCCTTTCTTAAAGACTTTCTCCATATTAAGGTTTATGTTAGGACAGGAAAGACCGCCCAAAAG